ACCCCTTTTTACAAGCATTTTTTGACCGTTACGCCGATCAATTCCACCTGACCAGAGGCCGCGGTAACGGGTGCGAAACAGGTAGCCCCTTAGAAGGGGCTACGAAGCCCCTTGGAAGCCAAGATCAGGAACAGGAACAGGAACAGGATAAGGAAACCGCTGCCGCGGGGCGCGATGGAAAGCGTCTGAACGGGAAAGCCCGAAAGCCAGTCGCCACGACGATCCCGCCGTCCTTCGCGTTCTCCGATGACCTGAGATCCTACGTCCAGAAAAACCTGCCGGACGCCGATCCAGACGCCCTGTTCGAGAAGTTCTGCGACCAGGCCGCGAGCAAAGGCTGGACCAACGTGGATTGGCGGCGGGCGTTTCAGGTTTACGTCCGCAACTGCACTCCGACCGCTGGGCGCTGGTCTGCCGGCGATTATCCGAGGCGCGCCGCTGCGCCGCCGATCGACTCCCCGGAAACACCAGCGATCTTGCCGAATGGCGAACCGAATCCGGTCGTGACGGTAGCCGGTCGGCGGGTGCGCCAGTACGTCGTCGGGCCGGGTGGGCAGGTCGGGGCAAACCCGGAGTTGGTCCGATGGTGACATGGGGCGAACTCGCTGAACTTCGGCGCAAAGGGCTGCGGCCGAACCTTCCGGTGTACGTCACGGATCGCTGGATGCTGGCGAGGAATATGCGGGACGTGGGGTGCGTGGCGATCCTGCATAAATCCGGGGAGCGGATGCCGGTGGAGTTGCTGACTGGGCTCGACGTGCGGTTGGATTTCAACGATTGCGACAAGGCCGCACGGGTTAAGCGCCTGATTGATTTGCGCGAGGCCCGCCCGGAACGGCTGCGCGCGTGGTGCAAATGCGCGGGCGAGTTCGTGGCGATCTGCACGGACTGCGACACTGGGGGCGAGCCGTGGAGCAACTGAAGCGCGGCAGCTTGCGGGGAATCTTCGTCACGCAGGACGATCCGACGTTCCTCGAGGATGCGGTAGACCCGGAGCAGGTAATTCTCGACCTGAACGGCCAGAACGTCACGGAACTTCGCGACGGATTCATCAAGCAGCAGGCCGGTTACAGCACAACCCCATTCGACCCCGAGGGCCACAATCTGCGGCTTTTTCCGGGTGGCGTCACGATCTGGTCTGGGTTCCCTGGCAGCGGCAAGACGACGTTACTGCGGCAGATGACGTGCCACTTGCTGCAGTCGGGCGGCGTGTTCTTTGCCTCGCTCGAGGAACACCCGCGCGATCTGCTGGTGCGGCTCGCCGGGGTAGCGGCGGGCAAGGACGTGCCGACCGAGGCCGATCTCGAGTGGTTCATGTACGCCCACGGCGAGCGGCTGAAGCTCTGGGGCGTGATCGGGCTGGCGCATCACCAGCAGATCCTCGCGACGATCCGGGTGCTGGCAAAGCGCGGGGTGCGTCACGCGATCATCGATAGCCTCATGTGCTTGGACGTGAACAGCACGGACTGGGAGGCCCAGCGGCAATTCGCGACCGCGCTGGCGTCCACTGCCCGCCGGTCTGGGGTGCATATCCACCTGGTCGCGCATCCTCGGAAGCTCGTGAGCGCCGACCAAGCGCCGGACATCAACGACGTGGCCGGCAGTGCAGACCTCGGGCGATTGGCCGACAACGTACTGTTCGTGCGCCGCGCGGCCAATGAAACCAGCATTGCGGGTGATTCGACGCCCATGCTCGTGAGCATCCGCAAGCAGCGGCACGGGACCGGATCGTGCTGCGACGTGGCCGGGTGGTTCCATCGCAATCTGCGCCAGTTCAGCCTTAACCAGTTTCAGCCAGGCCCGATTCAATACCTGCCGCCAGACGCCTACGGGGTGGACTTCCGGTGAACTGGACCCGCGTGGACAAGTACGCCGAGAAGTCCGAATGCGGTTGCTACGCAATCTGCGCGATCGGCTTTGAGGGCAACGCCGGGGGCTTCTTCGAGGTCTGGCAAACGAGGCAGCACAAGGACGGTTCGCACCTCGTCGCCACGAACCTGAAAACCGCCGCAGAGGCGCGGGAACTCTGCGAGCAAGATAGCCGGGAGGACACATGACCGTCTGGCGCCGAGCTGCCAAGCGCGACGCCAACGAGGGGCCCATCGTGCAGGCGCTCGAGGCCGCCGGCGCGCACGTCTGGCGGCTGTCGCTGCCGCTTGACCTGCTCGTGGCGTTTCACGGCCGGTTCCTGCTGCTCGAGGTGAAACGGGAAGGCGAGCGCAAGCCGCGCAAGGACCGCGCCACGCAGACCGAGACGATTGCCGAGTGCCAGCGCAAGGGCCTGCCCGTCTACGTCGTCAGGACGCCCGAGGAGGCCCTGCATGCCATCGGGGCCGTGCGATGACCTCCAAGCGCCTCACCCCAGAGCAGGAAGCGATCGTCCTCGAGCGACGCCTGCGCTGGCGCGAGGGGCTGCTCAAGGTGCTGGCGATGGAGTTCAACTGCTCCCAGAGCACCATCCGCCGCGTCGAGCGCGAGTACCGCAGGCTGGTCAACAAGCGTCCACCCGATTCCCCTGAGACCGAGACTGGGGCATAAGAACCCCGTGGGACGCCCGAGCACCTATAGCCCGGCACTGGCCGCGACAATCTGCGACCGCCTGTCTCAGGGTGAGACGCTCGTGCGTATCTGCGAAGACTCGGACATGCCAAGCCGCGCCACCGTGTACGCCTGGATGGACGAGCGCAGTGATTTTCAGACGCGGTGCGCGCGTGCGCGCGAGGCCCAGGCCGAGTTCATGGATCACCGGATTCTTGGGGTGGCCGATCGCGTCGAGTCGGGCGAGTTGGACCCGCAGGCCGCGAAGGTTGTGTTGTCCGCCTTGCAGTGGCGCGCGGCCAAGCTCAACCCGAAGCGTTACGGCGAGCGCCTCGAGGTCGATTCAAGGCTCGCGGTGTCGCACTACCTCGTGGAGGTGCCGGTTGTCGCACAGACGGTGGACGCATGGCTGACACAGAACGCGAAGTCATCTGGCGTGCCCAGCCTGGCCCACAAACCGCACTCCTGAGTTGCCCCGTGTTCGAGGTATTTTTCGGGGGAGCCAGAGGCGGGGGAAAACAGATGGCGTGCTGGGAGACTTCGCCGCACACGCAGCACGCCACGGACAGAACGCCAGCGGCCTCATGGTCCGGCGCACGCGCACCGAACTCTACGACACGATCGAGCGCAGCAAGATGCTGTACCCGAAGCTCGGCGCCGCATTCCACGAAACCGACAAGCTCTGGCGGTTCCCTGACAACGGCCGCTTGCGGTTCGCGTTTCTCGACAACGACGCCGACGCGGAGGCTTATCAGGGCCACGCTTACACGCGCGTCTACGTCGAGGAAATCGGCAACTTCCCAAACGCCGCGCCGATTATGAAGCTCATGGCCACGCTGCGCTCGAGTGCCGGCGTGCCGGTGGGGTTCAGGGCGACAGGCAATCCGGGTGGACCGGGCCACCAATGGGTGCGCGCGCGCTATGTGGACCCCGCGCCGATGGGCTATCAGGTCATCGTCGATGATGAGTCGGGCCTTGAGCGCGTGTACATCCCGGCGCGAGTGAGTGACAACCGGGAGTTGCTCGACAACGATCCCGGCTACATCTCGCGCCTGAGAGCCTCGGGCTCGCCCGAGCTGGTGCGCGCCTGGCTCGAGGGCGACTGGTCGGTGGTGACGGGTGCGTTCTTCAGCGAATTCAACATGGCGAAGCACGTCATCGCGCCGCTCGAGTTGCCGAAGCACTGGGTGCGCTTTCGCAGCATGGACTGGGGCAGTGCGCGGCCGTTCAGCGTGGGCTGGTACGCCGTGAGCGATGGCGAGTTCGCCGAGTATCCGCGCGGTGCGATCATCAAATACCGCGAGTGGTACGGCATGAAGCCGAACAACCCCAACGTGGGACTGAAGCTCACCGCCGAAGCGGTCGCGGACGGCATCCTCGAGCGCGAGCCGGGCGATGAGAAGATCGACATGTCGGTGCTGGACCCCGCCGCATTCGCGCAGGACGGTGGGCCGTCGATCGCCGAGCGCATGGCGAGCCGGAAGGTGTACTTCCAGCGCGCCGACAATGCGCGCGTCGGTGCGCGCGGTGCGATGGGCGGCTGGGATCTGCTGAGACAGCGCCTGGTCGGTGAAGACGATCGCCCGATGATCTATTTCTTCTCGACCTGCACGCACACGATCCGTACGCTCCCGGCGCTGCAACACGACGACAAGCGCCCCGAGGACGTGGACACGGACGGCGAGGATCACGCGGGCGATGAGACGCGTTATGCGTGCTCTGCTCGCCCATGGGTGCGCGCCGTGCCAAAGCCGAAGCCGGTGCGCTTCGACAAGTCCACGCAACTGACCATCAACGAGATCATCGCGCAGCGGCGAGCCGCGCGGCTGGGGGCTGAGTAATGGCGACCGACGAGACCGTCAGCATCACGACCCCCGCGGAGATCGAGAAGTCGCCGGGTGGCGTCGTGCGCCGCTGGCTCGCGGAACTGGCGGTCGCTGAACAGGTCGAGCGCGAGTGGCGCAAGGACGCCGACGATCTGTGGAAGCTGTACGAGGGCGGCCGGAAGAAAACCCACGCCTTCAACATCCTCTGGGCCAACACCGACACGCTGGCGCCTGCGTTGTACAACTCCACGCCCGCGCCGGATGTGCGCCGTCGGTTCCGCGATGCCGACCCGCTCGGCAAGGCGGTGAGCCAGGTCATCGAGCGCGCATTGAGCTACGAGGTGGACAGCTACGACCTCGATGCAGCGATGTCGATGGCCGTGCTGGACATGCTCATCACGGGTCGGGGTGTGGCGCGCGTCGTGTACGAGCCGCGCTTCGTCGGTGGTGCGCCTGAAGCGGGTGCAGTCGCCGAGGAGGGCACCGAGCCCGCACCGTCGCCCGAACGTGTGGCAGAACATGCCGTGCGCGTCGA